TTAAAATGTACTCCGCTTTAAAGAATAAAAAATTTAATTTTGATACTGGTTCAAATCCTTTCTCCTATTTTACCACTATTGCTTATCACGCGTTTATAAATCGCATAAAAAAGGAAAAAAAGCACCACGCTGCTATAACAAGCTATAGGGAGCAGATGTATGATGAATATATGTCAGATCCAGAAAATACACATGGGCATGTGTATGTAAAGCCCCCTGATGAGGAGAATGATTACTAAACTTAATAGCCCGAAAATAGCTATCTTTTCAGATCTTCATCTTGGTGTACATTCAAACAGCTCAGACTGGCATAATTATGCTATTGAATGGGCAAATTGGTTTAAAGATGAATGTAAGAAGAAAAATATTAAGGATATAATATTTTGCGGTGATTGGCACCATAATCGCAGTGAAATTTCTGTTAACACGCTACAGGTATCTGCTGATATTTTAGATATTTTAGCAGACTTTAATATTATAGCTATAACAGGTAATCATGATATGTACTATAAACATAGAACTGATGTTAATTCCTTATCTATTTTTAAAAAGCGCAAAAATGTAACTATTTTAAATGATCCAGAAACCATAGAAGCGTTTGATCGTACTATTACTTTTTGTCCGTGGAATACTAATGTTAAGGATATTCCAAAAAGCGACATATTATTCGGTCATTTTGAAATAGAAACATTTAAAATGAACTCTTATAAGGTATGTGAAGATGGCCTTAAAGTAAAGGACTTACTTAGAAAGAGCAGCTTAATTATATCAGGACATTTTCATACTCGACACTTAAAAAAGTTTGGAAAGGGTACTATTTTGTATGTTGGTAATCCCTTTCAAATGGATTTTGGTGACACAGATAATACAAAAGGATATTATGTTCTTAATTTAGACGATTTGGAATATAATTTTTTTCCAAATAATGTATCACCGAATTATAAAAAGATCTCACTAAGTGAGTTAGTAAGTGAGGGTAATATTACACAACGTGTAGTAAGTCTTTTTACTAATAATATAGTAAAATTAAAAGTAGACATGAATATATCTCAACAAGATATGGATATTCTTCTTAAAAAGCTTTCTTTATTGCGCCCGGAATCATTAACTGTAGATTATGACATAAATTTTAATAGATTAATTGATGATACACAAGATAAAGAAGACCTATCTGGGATTGACATACCTCAAGCTATAGAAGAGTTCGTAAATCTCCTTGAAATTAAGAACAAAAAAGAGATAATAAAATATACTCTTGGTTTATATGAAAAAAGTAAACTTTAAGAAGCTTAGTATAGTAAATTTTTTATCTGTAGGTGAGGACCCGGTTACAATTAAGTTTGATAAGGGTCTTCATGTTATTACAGGTAAAAATAAAGATAAGCCTGATCGAAGAAATGCTATTGGTAAGAGTACTATAGCTGACGCTTTATATTTTGCTATTTTCGGCGAGACATTACGCGAACTTAAAAAAGACCTTATACCTAATAACCTTACGAACGGTAAGACTCATATTGAACTAGACTTCGAATTAGATTCACCTAAAGGCAAAAATAACTATAAGATTATTCGTACACTATCACCTTCCAAAGTTTTAATTTTTAAAGACGGTGTAGATAGAACTCGTGATAGTATTAAA